GTCTTAATGCTTGTGCATTGACACATGACACAATCAGTGATGAGCAGGCACAAATACTTCAAGGATTAAACAAAAAGATTATTGTCGTACCTGACCAAGATAAAACAGGGCTTACAATTTGTGATAGGGCGCTTGATTTGGGCTTTCAAGTAAGTATTCCAAATTGGGATATTGACGTTAAAGATGCCAATGATGCTGTAGTAAAATATGGCAAACTACCTACACTACTAAGTATATTACAGAACGCAACAAGCAGTAAGATTAAGATAGAAATGCAACGGAGGAAACTTGTCAACAGAATATAACTCAGACATGCAAACATTGTTTTTGCAAATGATGGTAACAAACGCAGAATTATATACACGTATCATGAATATCATGAATGCGCAAAACTTTGATCGTAAGTTACGTCCTGTTGCCGAATTCATTATTGATCATAGTAAAAAGTACAACGTCATGCCTGATCCAATGCAGATCAAGGCATCAACTGGCGTTGAAGTAAATGCCATACCCGAACTAGATGATGGACATTATGAATGGTTCTTAGATGAATTTGAAAAGTTCACTAAGCGACAAGAACTAGAACGTGCTATCATGAAATCAGCAGACTTGCTTGAAAAGGGTGAGTATGGTCCTGTTGAAAAACTAATCAAGGATGCAGTACAAATCAGTCTACAGAAAGACATGGGTACAGATTACTTTGCTGATCCTAGGGCTAGGCTTATGTCATTGAAGTCTAACAATGGACAGAACAGTACTGGTTGGCCTAGTATGGATCAGAAACTATATGGTGGTTTCAATCGAGGCGAACTACAAATCTTTGCAGGTGGTTCAGGGTCTGGTAAGAGTTTGTTCATGCAAAATTTAGCAGTCAATTGGGCACAAGCAGGATTGAACGGTGTATATGTCACACTAGAACTTAGTGAAGGTCTATGTTCAATGCGTATTGATAGCATGATGACTGACACAAGCAGTAGAGAAATCTTCAAGGATATCGATAAGGTTGAAATGAAGGTCAAGATGTTACAGAAGAAGGCAGGTGGATTACGCATTAAGTACATGCCTGCTCAGAGTACAGTAAATGACTTACGGGCATATTGCAAAGAACTTCAAATTCAGACAGGCATGAGACTTGATTTCTTATGTGTTGACTATTTGGACTTGCTCATGCCTGTCAGCGCAAAAGTCAGCCCATCAGACTTGTTCGTTAAGGATAAATATGTATCGGAAGAATTGCGCAACCTAGCGAAAGAATTAAATGTTTTATTCGTCACAGCATCGCAACTTAACAGATCAGCAGTCGAAGAGATTGAATTTGATCACAGTCATATCTCGGGTGGTATTTCGAAGATTAATACTGCGGACAACGTTTTTGGCATTTTTACTAGCCGTAGCATGCGTGAGCGTGGCCAGTATCAATTACAGTTAATGAAAACACGTAGCAGTTCAGGGGTAGGCCAAAAGATTGAACTAGAATTCAACGTAGAAACATTGCGTATTACAGACCCTAACCCTGAGGGCGCGCCGCAACGTTTGCCACAGCCTAGTGCTACTGATATTTTGAATAAAGTACGTGCAACTAGTACTGTGGGAGGGGTAAACGAACAAGTTCATAATGACGTTGAACCCGAAGAAAAGCGTGTTTTAGCGAACGTAGGGGACGCTAAACTTAAGGCTTTATTGAATTCCCTTAAGAAATGATTTTAGTATTTTAGACTAAATACAGAATAGGATCTTTACTTATGCAGAAGAAAACAAAAAGCCTTCTAGAAGAATTGCAGTCGATTGGTGCTACCCGCGATATCAATCATGTCATTGAATCACGTGCGTCCAACATCATTTCCAGTGCCATCAATCTTATTGAATTGATGCAAAAGCATTATTCTTCCGATAAGGCAGAACTTCTTGAAAAGAAATTACTTAGCGCAATTAAGAGTAAGGACCAAGCAAGATTTTCAAAGTCTTTGAGGAAGAAAAATGAAACTGAATGATTTTAAACAAAGCGAACAAAAACTAGATGAATTTCGTCTTAGTAGTTTACTAGGTGATTACGGCTCAGCGGCCGCTAAAAAGATGTTTGGGCAAACTGACGGGAAGTCAGTACAGTCTCAAATGGCTATGGATATCTTTCTTAAAGATTTCGTTGATGATGCTATTGCAGGCCTAACATCAGGTGTCAAAAGTGGATTAATTGATCCTAACTTAAAGACTAAAGCAACTGCTAAACCAGTTAATCCTAAAGCAGTACAGCCCGCCTCCGGACAGCCCGGAGCGGCACCAACTGCCCCAACTGCCCCGACCGCTCAAGGACAGGCCCCGGCACAAAAAACTAGCACTGCTCCTGCAGTAGGTAAGTTTAATCAACAAAAGCAGACAACTCAGAATATGAATCAATATATTCAGAGCGCCGCAAAGACATTGAATGCCACACAAGACAAAAATCAAAAGATTGCACTTACTAAAGAATTAGTAAACTACATGGCTGATCGCAAGGGCTATCCTGAATGGGATAATGCAGTTGCTACAGTACAGCAAGTTATTAAAAAGGGTGCTGTAGATCCAAACTTTGCTAATGCGGCTCTTGGTAAGATCAAGGCCGGCCAAACAATGGCTGAAGCATGGAAAGTATTCTATATTAATAAGTTATTGGAAGCGGTGAATTTATCTTGGGGTGATCTAGGACTTACAGTCCTTAAAGAATCAACATCAAAGCATTATATCATTGCTGAAACAAAGTATTATAAATTAAACAACCTATTTGAAAACATCTTAAATGAAGCACAAAGTATCGGTGATTATCTAAAGAATTGGTATGCTGGATATATGAAGGGCGTCAACTATGGCCCAAATCAAGCAGATGTTGACAAGTTGATTAGTCAAGTAGAAGCAACATATGGCCAAGACAAGGGTAAGAAGGCACTTGAGCAATTAGCACAAATGTCATTTTCTATATCTAAAGGTGCCGCTCCTGGAGCAGCCGATGAAAAGACCAAGATTGATCAAGCAAACAATGCCGCAAAGCAACCTGCTCAGGGTCAGCCAGCACAGGGTCAAGCGCAGGCTTCTACACCTGCACAAGGTCAAGCAGCCGCACAGTCACAACCTGCGAGTCAGTTGAACAGTCAACAAATGGCCGCTCAGATTAAGCAAGACTTAACTAAATTGTCACAAGTTGACGCTAAGGTATACAATGAACTAGTACGTTCATTGCAAGTTGCACCTGAGAAAAAAGAAGGCCCTCCCGCAGTTCAAATGAAGCCGCAGGGTTTCCAAGATAAGCCAGCGGCACAACCCGGCGCTAGCGCAGGATTAGTCGCAGAATCAAAAAAGAAAATTAGAAAAACAAAATGAACTTAGCAGAATCGTTATCATTACTTAAGAATAAACTTGAATCCATCGATCAAGTAACATTGGTTGAGGCTAAAGGCCATTTGGATCACCCGGAAGACTTAGTATTCTTAGACGATGAAGCAGGTGTTCGTAGAGCAATCGATGCAATCTCACAGACTGTTAACTCTCCTGACACAGTGACTATCAAGTGGGATGGTTATCCTGCATTGATTTTTGGTCGTGGTTCTGATGGTAAATTCAGTATCATGGACAAGCACATGTTCAACAAGAAAGACGGCACAGGTCGTAATGTTTATAGCCCAGAAGAATTTGTTCAATATGATAATGCTAGAGGGGTAAATCGAGGCGATCTATATGACTTGATTGCTAGAATTTGGCCCGGACTAGAAAAAGCAGACCGAGGTGGTAATGGCTATTACTGGGGTGATTTACTATTCAGTAGACCATTAAATGATCAAAACGGTCTTTATAAGTTTAGAGCAAATCCAAATGGTATTACATACACAGTTGACACAGATAGCAGTGTAGGCAAGTTGTTAGCAGGAAAAGATGCCGCAATTGCAGTACACCAGTTTATTAAGCCTGATGCTGCCAGCACTGATGAAGCAGTTCCATTGAATGGAACTATTGGTAACTTAGACAATAACAGTAATGTTGCTATTGTTCCAAGTAAAATGCCAGTAACACCTAAGTTAAAGTTAAACACCAAACTTAAGAATGATGCAGAGTCAGCATTAAACAAGTATGGATCAGCAGTAAATCAACTAATGAATACTGCACCTCAAGCACGTAACACCTTTAATCAATTGTTCACTACTTACATTAACAAGCGTATTGTAGCAGGTGATCTATCAAATCTACTAAACGGTTTCCTAGAATACGTGGAGACAAGACCTATGACTGATAAGATGCGAGCCAAGATCGCAGAGCATCTTGAGAATAACAAAGAGGGCTTAGTAGGAGCGTTCAAGATTTGGGTCGCTATCTATAATCTTAAGATGGACGTGGTAAAACAACTTGATAGAGCCGCAGAGACAAGCCCTGTAAAGGGCTATCTGCAAGACGGTACACAAACTCAAGAAGGTTTCGTTGCACAGGGTCTAAAATTCGTTGATCGCATGGGATTTAGTCGCCAAAATCTTGCAGGAAGATAAGCCAAAACCAAGTTTTTTTCGCAGAGGCATAAATACATTTAGAGACCTTGAGTCTCATTACACATAAAGGAAAACGAAAATGGCACAATTTACAAGAGTTAATGGTGATCTTAAGCCAGTTACATGGTTAGACAGCCCTTCATACACAAACACTGGCGTTAACACTGCTACTTCAGCAGCCACAGTTCAGCCCCAGGGTCCAAAGTTAGACTTCTTCACTGCAACTGCAAACGGTGCGTTGACAACTACTCAGTTGGCAGCAGGCATCCAAGCAATTCAGCAGTTGGCAACTATCTACATCTATGAGTACACAGATACATCTAATGACACATTAGCATTCGCTGTATACCCAACAGGTGCATGGACAACAGCCGCTCTAGTTACTGCTCTTGAAGCAGATCCAGGTCCCGCATGGGCTAACGCTGTAACTGTTACAGCAACAGCAACATTCACAAACTAATCTTAGTTTGAGTTAAAAATAGAGAACCCGGGATTTATTCCCGGGTTTTTTATTGGCATTAAATAGTAACATCATGCATCGCATTCGTTGTTACACTCTTTTTGATATTACGCAGACCGGCGTACTTAACAGGTCTAAACCCCAAGGCGATGATGTGGCTAATTGGCTATTACGCCGCAATACACAATGTAATTTTGATACATTACTTCAAGTAATATCATTACGTTCACAACCTGAAATTATTAAAGTTCCCCATAGTATAGACTTAACAGAAGAAGTAATATCAAAGTTTGGTTTTTTATATACTTTCAACCCTGACAATATACAGACTTGCTGGAGATTTGAATTTGAAGTGCAACATTCAAGTGTATTTGAAGATGGAATAGAATCATTTGGCGCTTTATATAAAGATTGTCAAGGAGTTCCTATGATATTGTTAGATAATCAAAATGACAATATTCCTAAATTTTTAAACACATCGCCTGAACTACGTAACGTTTATTTTGAGGTAATTTAATGGATATCAACAAACTTGAAAAATTTTTCACCAAGGAGTTAACATCTGAATTAAAAGATGTTATGATTATCAATGACGGTGGTAATAACTATGAGTTGTTTGGTAAATACTTTGTATCACCTACACCTTCGGGATATTTCAAAGTAAGTATCAAAACTGCATATGAAGTACACGAATTTGCTAATGTTCGTAATGCAGTTACTTGGTGTATTTTCGATAATGCTAAAAAGTATAGCGAAGCCAATAGAATTAAAGATTTAGATTTAAGACTATGTAGCATGGAAGTTGATTTGGCTATCCATAAAAAAATGGCTAAAAACGCAAAAGACCCGAGCAATAAATGGATATACCTCATCAAATTGCAAGAAGATAATCTTAAGAAAAAGATGATGTTAAACGAGATGAGTTCCTATATAAATACATCTAAGACTATTCAGGCCCAAAAGTTCCGTAAAACAAAAAAGCCCGATTTTAGTCATATGAGATAAATACATAATCAAAACGGAAGATTAACCCTATGAGACTTAATGATTTAGACAACAAAAACTATGCTGCCAAGGCACTTGCCGAAAATTTCGAAATGGATTTCGATGTATCTGCTTTGGATAAAGTAAAGACAAGAGCCATGCTAAGTAAAGTACATGGTCTCATTAAGGAGTCAAGAAGTTCTGCTGAATTTTATAAGAATTCAAACAGTCCTGCTTATTTAAAACTAGTATTCATGGCCGAAGCATTGACACAGCGTTATCAGGAACTAAACAAGATTCCTACACGCATTGTATTAGAGAACGAAGAAGTAGAGAAATCTCAAGTAATTCTTGCCGCTCAGGACATGGTTGACAGTATTCAGAAAATGTATGAAGATGTTAACGACATGCTAGTAAAAGAACTACCTGCCCTGGTCGATTCTATCCAGTCTGAAATCGGTGTTAATGAAAGTGAACAGTTCAACACTCAGGCATCCGAGACTCTTACTACTCTTAATACAACATTACAGCAAGCAAAAACCTCACTACAATCTGCACTCGGCGGATTAACAGGGCAAGGTGGTGCTAGTTTTGGAGCAGACATGGGCGCCGGCTTAGGCGCTGATATGGGAGCACCTGTTCCCGGTGAAGAAGAAGTCGATGTAGATACAGACATTTCAGCAGAGATTCCTGCACCGGCTGCACCTGAAGAAGAACCTGAAGTAGCACCTGGCGCTGGAGTAGGTAGAGCAAAGAGGTAACTAATGCGCCTCTATGAATTTGCCGATGAAAGTTCTTACGTAACTAAAATCGTTGCACTATCAAATCAGTTAAAAAACGACCTAGACAACGGAGATATTCCATTAGATTTCTCCGTTGACAACCTACAAGACTATTTTAGAAAATACGATGTTATCTTAGATCGTGATGATCTGTATAACATGATTACAAAACAACCACTTAAAGATGTTATTAGAAATATCCAAGGTGACAAAGTTGTATTTAAAGGTCAAGATGCTCCAGGCGAAGCACCGCAAGACCAAAATCAAAAAGTTGTCGCACAGATGGCTAAAAACGCACTCAAAAAATAATCCATAATCGTTGACATTCGCAAAAAACTTATCTATACTGTACAGTAAGATAAAATAAATATTTGCATGCTCACAGTAACAGAACCCGCACACGAAAAAATTATAAAGCACTTAACTAAGCGTGGAAAGGGCCTTGGCATACGCATTGGTGTCAAGACCACTGGCTGTTCCGGTTTGGCTTATGTACTTGAATTCGTAGATACTGCTAATGAAGAAGATATCAAGTATGAGCAAGATGGGTATGCAGTTTTTGTTGATCCAAAGTCACATGTATATCTAAATGGAATGACTGTCGATTACAAAAAGAATGGATTGAACGAAGGGTTCGAATTTGGTAATCCTAATGCCAAAGATCATTGCGGCTGTGGCGAAAGTTTCAGAGTATAAATGGCATTAGAAATCTCGCATCTAGTCGTTAACGGGTGTAGTTTTACGTATTGTCAGGGTTTATATGACCCTCCTACAGAAGGCTGGCCAAGATTATTAGCAGATAAATTAGGTGTTCCAGTAGTTAACCTAGCGGCACCTGGATCTAGTAATGATGGCATACATCGCAGAACATACGATTACTTTTATAAAAATTTATCTAACAACTCTAAACCATTCTATATAATGGCAATGTCGCAAAACACAAGAAGAGAAGAGTATGTAATATACCGTGATCACAGAATGTTACAGGATTACACCAATATATCATCTAATGACAGAGAAACACTGTCTAAAGAAATTTTTAAAAATATGGATGACAAGGGCATTGCATTAATGGAATTTCAAAAGTTAATGAAGTGGAGATCACTAATTAACTTATTTGAAGCACATAATGTTCCCTTTGTTACATCTGATTATTTTCCTGATTTTACTGAAGGAACCTTTGTACAAGACTATATTAAAAAGAATTATCTTGCACTTTATATGTCTATTCACACTCATCCAAACACATTAAAGTGTTTCACTCAAATTACTAGACCCTATCCCAAAGCATTAGATAATGGTCATGATGGTAAAGAGGCACAAGTAGTATTAGCAGATTACATCTACAATCAAATTATTAAAAGATATAAAGAAATTAAACCAGTCGATTCAGAATTTTTATCACTGAAAAATTTTAAGACACAAAACTTTCCGCAGTTTGAAGATCAAAATCGATGGTATAGATATGAAATGGGGTTACCAAGAAAATATGGCCTTGACGAATAAATTTAACTACGTAGAATTAAAACGAGAAACGATTGACGGCTCACGCAAGTACGTGACACCTGATGGCTTTAAAGTTCCTAGTGTGACAACAATTCTTGATGCCACTAAGACTGAAGAAAGTAAGAAGGCACTACAAGAGTGGCGCAAGCGTGTTGGACCTGAGAAGGCTCAACAAATTACCACT